TATACTGTACTACAGGTCTTGTATTTGTCGGTAGTTTATATTTTAATCTACCATCTTCAAATTTATCATTTTCACTTCTCCATATATATCCTCCACAATAAACACTTCTTCCTTTTAGAGAATTATTTATATTTTTACTATTTATTCCAGTTACTCTGCCTGCTTCACTTTGCGATGAATAAATAGCTAATAACCCACCTTCTTTACTATACTGATAGACCTTCTTACTACTCTTTTCTACTGATTTAATTATCATATTCGGATGAATATGTTTTCCTTTCATATCCTTTTTCATTTGAGTTATCCTATCTGGATGTACCCAATAACCTCTTTTTTTAGCATTCTCTTTTCTTGTCTTATTTCTTTTTTCTAACGATTCTGGATTTATTCTCGTTTCTCCAAAATCTCCGGTACTTTGAATATTATAACCATATTTATCATTATGGGCATTTAACATATTGCACCAATAGTTTTCTAATGAGCATAGGTATTTTTCTTCTATTTTTTCTAATATCTCAAACCGGAAATTCTTTTCTCCATCTTTATTCCATGCTCTCTGTAAGTGAATATTACCATGTTTAAACTTTCGTAGATTACTTCTATGTTCTACACATCTTGTATACATATTATTAGCTCTTCCTACATACATTTTTCCATTAAGTATATTAGTTATGGTATATATTCCTGAACTTTTATCAATGTGTTTCATAGACACAAAGTTACTTCTTTTCTTCGATAAATATCGATTTCCAATCTGCCTCTCCCGAATACCCTAACAGATGTTTGGCCCTTACACCACCTATCTTTTCATTATCTCCAATGAACGATATCATTATCTTTCCATCTTCATTCCATACATTACCTATAGCATCACAGAGTCGCGGTACTACATCTCTTAGCTTGCCAGTTAGTGCCAGGTCTTTAATCATTACCTCATCTCCTGACTTATTAGCTATCATCTTGTCAGCTACATGACATACGAATATCGTACATATTTTGCCTAATCCTTTCAGTGTCTCGAATATATCCATGAATGCATCCCTGGTCCACTTATAACCATAACCATTTCCCAGTGTCAATACACTTTCATAGTCTGGATGATTTGGTTTTAACAGATTCCCCTGACTATCCCTATTGAATTTCTTTCCAGATATCGAATTGCAGTAGTTGAAAGTCCCAACCCATTCTGATAGAGAGTCTAACTGACTCAATGTATCTATTGCTACATAGTCATATGGTTTACCTGCATCTCTTATACTTTTTGCTACATCTTTCAGCCACTTATATACAGTTACTGGTCCAGCGCCTTCTGGTGGTTGCATTATTAACCCATCTATGAACCCACTTCCTGATTCTGTATCAATTAACAGGCAGTTGGGCAATGTTGATAACAGAGTGGTCTTGCCCACCTTTGGCTTGCCGTAAATGCAAAGTGATTCTGGATTAGTAGATGTGGCTTTTCTTACTATTGTAGGCAGTTCTATTTTACTTGTTTTTTCTTCCATTATGTTTTATTATTAATTTACACATTTTTATAAAATACTCTTCACTAAACTTATTTTTCATCAGATTAATATCCTTATGTACCCACTGTATATTGTCTATTGTGTATGCTTTACTATTATCTATTCGATCTAAAGAGGCAGTCATGTTACTTCTCTTTTTCATGTAATTCCTCTCGATGTGAATAGATAATCCAGTTAATGCGCATTTTTTGTCTTGCTCTATATATTTATCCCACATATCTATTGCAGTAATCTCAAATGGTAATTTTCTAAGTCCTGCATTCACCTGCACCCTATGAAAATAAGTAGCACCGATATCTCCTTTTCCTTCATAGTTGTATGCTCCGTTTCTTTTTTTCAGGCATTGACATTGACTTATACCAAACTTATGGGATGTTTTTTCAAAGACTCTATTACAATGGAGACACTGTACTGTATAATAAACATTTTTCCCTCTTCTTACTGGTATATTGCTTACTAATTTTACTTGGCTCTTTTCTAACAGCTTATCCCCATCTGGTCCTTCTGGTATGAATTTTAAACTATGCATATCTTTGGTTTGTTTAGTAGATACCGAAGATAGGTATAAATTCTTAGTCTGCCAATCATTTAGTCAATTCATTTAGTCTGGTAAATCCACTTTACGTCCTTCAGATATATCCCCCATAACTATTTCATACCTAGATTCTTTTTGATTTTATATTCCAATAACAGCATTGTAGTTGCAGATATATGTCCTGTATTCATTATCTCTCTCAGACATAGCACCGGTTTATTGTTAACTACATACTCATCTCTTGCAGCTTCTGTACTGAACCATTTACATTCTGTCATCATCTTTGCTGCAGCTACTAACATCTTTAGTGGCCCATATTCAGAATCAATTCCCCATACAGTTGAACCTTCATTATAATACTTAGCACCATCTTCTGTAGTTAGCAGCACTTTTAATGCTTCAGGTATAGTTGCTGATTCTGCTGTAGCTTCATGTATTGCATCTACTGCTATTCTATGTAACTTCAGATACTTCTCTTCTGTAGATTTTATTCTGATTACTATTTCTCTTTCTATTTCTTCTTCTACAGGTACAGCTTCTATATAGTGCCTGAGATTGTTACATGTTTCCAGGTAGTTCATATCCCACCCACTACCAACTTCTGATTTTGAGAATCTTATAGTATCGCCATCTACCCAGAATCTTTTAATGATTACAGGTTCTTTAACATCACTTATCCAATTCCATATTACTTTATCTCCAATACTGAACTGTACTCCATCAGATGACCTCTGAACTGCCCAAATACTATAGTCTGTATCTGTCTTTGCTTTATCAAAATGTCCTTCACCTTTCCATATTATTATATTCTTCTTCAGTGATTCTGTTAGTGGATTATGTATATATGCTACTACTTCATATAGCTGTTTTGGTTCTTCAGTTACATGTTTCCAGTATCGTATATTCAGATTACCATGTTCGCCTTTCTGATTAGCCCATATATCTATATATGCAGGTAATCCTATCTGGAAATTACCTATTGTGAATGCATCTTCTGGTTTAATAGAGCTACTATGTATTATTCTATCTCCAATTGTAAACTCTTCACCATCTTCTAATCTCAGAACTTTCCATATCTCATACCCCTTCTCTTTAGGTGTATCTGACCAACTTATAACATCTCCCTCTTTTTTCCTATACTTCAGTATCTTATATAGTGGTTCTATTATTTCTTCCCAATCATTTCCCCCTGTTACTATATTACCTGGTATTACACACTGTGAATTTGATTCTAATTCATAGTAATAGCCCATCTCTGCTAATACCCCTATATCTCCTGTGTATTTATTCTTATACTTCTTTGCCATTATTCTGTTGTTTTAGATCCTGTGTATATACGTTTTCTTTCATATTGCAGTTCCTTATTTTCCAGGAACCAGCTACCTGATATGACCTGTTGGTATATTTCATCAGTTATATCATTCTTCTTTACCAGCTCTTTGAACATACCTGTCTGACCATGAAATGCCATTCCACATCTGATTCCATCGCTACCATATGTATTTTTCAGTATCTTGATACTCCTAAAACACTTAGCACCTGTATCTGGATTTACAAACCTTGCAGCCTCATAACCTCCCATATCTCTTGTATTGTATCTGAGTGGGTCAAACAGACTCAATATTATATCTGCTGCTTCTCCTGGTGAACCTGATTCCTTTATCTGGTCTATAGCTGGTTCAAAATCACCAGCTTTCTGTAACTGTACATTACCTAACTCTCGTGTTATCTGTGCTACGAATACTGGACTATATCCATAGTGGTCTCGCCAATGTTGAGCATATTCAGATAGCTTGTCTATGGACTCTTTCTTTGTAGTGTATCCTCTTTCTAGCTTTACCAGTCCCATATGGTCTATTATCGGAACCACTATCTCATTATCATTATCAGGTACATATACCTTTCTATGCTCAGTTACCTGTTCTTCCTTTCCATGAGTTTCTGCATAGTTTTTCATGTACTTGTATGCACCTGTTGGATTATCTGCACCGGGCAATATTGTTACAAACTCACATAGTTCATTGATATA